GCCGCCGAGCAACTGGTCCCCAGCCAGACCAAGACCCTCGCCGACAGCGGCAGCGCCGCCCAGACCCTTGGCGTCGATCAGACCCAGGCCAAGACCCTCGCCGACAGCGGGACCGCCGGCGACAGCCTCCGGGTCGCCGCGTCGGTGCTGCTGGCCGAGGTCGCCGCCGCCGCCGAGCTCGCCCTCCTCGCCGCCACCCTCGAGGCGGCCGAGGGCGGCCAGGGCGGCGACAGCCTGTACCTGCCACCCGAGGCGATCCCCGGCGACGGCCGCGCCTACGTGGGCGCCCCCGCCGGGACCGCGTACGCCGACCTGGTGGCCGCGCCCGGCACCGTGTACGCCGACAAGACTCTCGGAAAGGTGGCTGTGGGATGAGTTACGACGTGGGCGACGCTATTCCTTTGGTCTACACCCTGAACGCCGCGGCCACGGTCACCATCACCATCACCGACCCCACCGGGGTCGAATCCCACCCGGCGATCAACCAGGCCGGCAGCCCCCCCACCGTCACCTACACCGTCGCCGTCCTCGCCGACCAGGTCGGCCTGTGGCGCTACCTCTTCACCGCCACCGGGACCGTCACCGACAGCGAGGCCGGCCAGTTCTACGTCAGCCCTGCTCTCGGCGAGAACGTCTACACCACCCTCCCCGAGCTCAAGACCGCCCTCAACCTCCCCCCGTCCGACACCGCCGACGACGACGACCTCCAGGACGCCATCCTCGTCGCCAGCCGCCAAGTCGATGCCGACTGCCAACGCCACTTCTACCAGGCAGCCGAGACCCGCACCCTGCCCCCCGGCGCGGACCTGTGGAACCTGCGCCTCCCCGCGTTCATGGACCTGGTCAGCGTGACCACCCTCAAGACCGACACCAGCGGCGACGGGACGTTCGAGACGACCTGGGCGGCCAGCGACTACCAGCTGCTGTGCGCCGACTACAGCCCCAACGTCAACGCCGGCCCCGAGCCGCGCCCCTACCGGCGGATCAAGGCGGTCGGGGCCAAGACGTTCCCCAGCCGCGGCTACGGGGCCAGGGACGACCGGGTGGAAGTAGCGGGGGTTTGGGGGTGGCCGGCGGTCCCCGACATGATCCGACGGGCCACAAGGGTCATGGCGGCCGAGGTGTTCCGGCTCCGCGACGCCCCGTTCGGGGCTGTTGGTTTTGGAGAGATCGGTATCGTGCGCGTGAGGGAAAATCCTAAATATATGCGCCTAATTGCCGACTATCGCCTGCTTGAAGCCGCTGTGCCTGTCCTCTGAACAGGTAGAATAGGGGTAAGAAGCGGCCCCGCGAGTGCAGCAACACTCCGGGGCCAGGCCGACTGCTAGGGAGTCGACATGGCTAAGCGTACGTGCTCTATCCCCGACTGCGTAGAACCGATGTCCGCTCGGGGATGGTGCCGCCAGCACTACATGGCTTGGTGGCGTCGTGGTGATCCGACCGATATCAGGGTCCGTGGTGTGGCCGCGAAGGGCACGTACCGCGTCTGCACCTGGCCCGGCTGCGCGGGTCCGAACAAGGCTCGGGGCCTCTGCCCGATGCACTACCAGCGACAGCGCGACGGCCGGACGATGGACGGACCGACGAAAAAGCCCAAAGGTCGGCTATGTGAATGGCCGGACTGCATCGAGCCCCATAACGCCAAGGGGTTCTGTCACCTGCACTACAGCCGTCACGTTGACGGCCGCCCAATGGACATGCCGCGCCACCCCCACCGCAAGAAGGACGAGCCCCCGCCAGAGCGGGGCAAGTCCTGGGTCGATGCTCATGGGTATGTGCAGTTCCGCTCCAACGGGAAGCACGTCAAGGAGCACCGCCACGTGATGGCCCAGCATCTCGGCCGGCCGCTCCAGCCGTTCGAGGAAGTCCACCACCGTAACGGCATCAAGACTGACAACCGCCCGGAGAACCTAGAGCTTTGGGTGACCAAGCAGCCGAAGGGCCAGCGCGTCGTGGACCTGCTGGCCTGGGCCGAGGAGATCGTGGCCCGTTACGGCCCGGAGCGCGACCTGCTCTAGGAGAGGAGCGTCTCTCTCAGGGTTACATTAAGCAGCGGAGCACCTTGGGTCCGAAAGTGAGCGATGGCCCGGGCCTCTGCCCGAAGTAGCTTCTCTACAAGCCAGGGTTCTGCGTGGACGCTCCATTGCTGTCGATGGGGAGATGCCTGTTTAGCAGTCCATCCCTGCGTGGGAAGCCACGGTAGCCAGACGAGCGGCTCCCAGGGGCTGAGCCTGTATTCGTTTGCCCAGTGTTGGAGTCGGGCACACAGATTCGTGGTCTGTCCGACATATCGCGGCAATCGATTAGGGGGATCTACCAGAATGTAGATTCCTGGCCGGCTCCAGGGCTGCCGTTCGATGATGTGGTGCTGATGCGGTGCTCGCTGAGAGGGATAGCAGCGGCAGAGACCATCGGAATGTTCATGGGGACTCTGGCATCGGCAAAGACCATCAGAGTGCCGATGCGTCAGCGGTTTCCCATGGCAGGGCCAGCCGAAGCATTCGGGGCCAGTCTCAGGATGCTGGTGCAAGCACCAGCGGCGATAGCAAGTCGGTACTGCCTCGGTTGGTTCTCCAGTGGGCAGGACAATGCCCTTTCCCACGTTCTTCAGGGACAGCAGATGCTCCGGCTGTTCGAGCATGCGAGGAGTCTAACCCTTGGCCAGCCTTGAGCAGATCATGCAGGGGATCGAGCAGCGACTTTCCAGCATCTCCGGCCTTCGGGTCTCCGACACCATCCCCGGCGCCATCAATCCACCACAGGCCGTCGTCGGGGTCCCCGCGGTCGAGTCCTACCAGGCCGGCCTGAACCCGCATGAGCGGCCCAGCCTCAACCCGACCATCACCGTGCTGGTCTCGTCGGCCATGGACCGGGTGGGGCAGCTGGAGCTGGCCGCCTACGCCGACCCGACCGGCGCCAAGAGCATCCCGGCAGCCATCGCCGCCGACTCAAGCCTCGGCGGGGTCGTCGGTCGGGGTGGCTGCCTGGTGACCCGCTTCGATCCGCTGGGGATCGAGGAAGTGGGGCTCATAGGGTACTGGGGCGGTCGCTTCACCCTACGCATCGTTACCTAGCTGCTGTCCAGTCGCACGGCCGGGAGGGATCGGCCGGCTCGGTCCTGAACAGCGTCTTGCACGTCCAGCAGAGATCCCCGACATGGGTGCCGGTTACCGCATGGACCGCCAGCACCTCCAGGTGGTTGCAGCGGCCCCTGATGTACTCGGCACCCGGTAGCCCGCCGAGGGTCGGCGCGTAGATCCATTCCCAGCGCGGGTCAAGCTCCAGCGCGCTCAGGGTTATCACCGAGTTCGGGGCATCCCGCTGATGATCCAGAACTGCCCCGGCGCATATCGCTCATGGACGTAGGACCGCCACACGTACTGATGCGCCGCATAGCTGCGGCCGGCCAAGACGCATTCCCGGTATCGCTCATGCGCGAGCCGCATCGCCTCTGACCAGCTCGGGGTGGCGTCCCAGCGCGCCCAAGCCGGTAACGGCGGATCCATGACGAGCTTCGCCCTGCCCATGCCCGAACCCTAGCACCGCCGACCCGACAAGGAGGGGTCATGCCGCCGACCAAGTTGGCCGCTTCGTCTCGATTTATTAGACCTGGTGTTACCAAGGTCTACTGGGTCGTCACGATCGCCACCCAGGCCACCCCGACCCGAAGCGAACTCAACGCCGGCAGCGACCTCTCCGACGAGGTCGCGGAGATCAACGGCTTCCAGGTCGTCGCCGAGAGTGTCGACACCCCCGACCTCTCGGGCCGGTTCGTGCCCAAGATCCCCGGCCGCATCAACGCCGAGGACTCCAGCATCAACTTCTACGCCTCCTCGACCGGGTTCAACGACGCCCGCAGCGTGCTGGTTCTGGATAGCCAGGGGTACGTGGTGATCATGGATGGGGGCGACGTCTCCACCACGGGCCGCATGGACGTCTACAAGTGCAAGGTCGCCAGCCACGGCAAGATCCGCACCCTCGAGGACCCCGCGCAGACCCAGGCCAACTTCACGATCCTGGTTCAGCCCAGTGAGAACGTGGTGATCCCGGCCTGATGAGCGCCGCCAACGGCCAGCGGCCACCCCCAGATGCCTCGCTGCTGACCCCCAACGACTACCGGCGCCTGCGGGTCGCCCTCGGGGGCCGCGACCCGGCCGAGGTGCTCGGCGCCGACACCTTCGAGGACACCATGCAAGGGCTGATCCTGGCCTGGAAGCTGCGGGAGGATCCCGCCTTCACCTGGGACCAGGCTGGGGATGTCCCCCCGGCGGAGGTGTTCGACATGAGCGGCCGGGATGCCGAGCCGGACCCTCCGACCGGCGGGCCTGGCTCGCCTGGGCCAGAGCCCGCACCGCCCGCCGCCAAGGCATCGAGCAGGAAGCAGCCCGGGCGCGTGTCCGCGCTGAGATCTGCGAGTTCTTCGGACTGACTCACCCTGAGCACGACGACATGCCGCTGGGGGACCTCGCCATCTGGACGCGGGTGATGCGCCGCGCCAAGGGTCAGGAGCCCGCCGTCGAGCTCGAGGACGACGGCGGTGGCTGACGGCGGGGAACCAGCCGGGCGACCAGCCACCCGACACCGACCGCGCCGGCGACCAGCCCCGGCCAGCCGAGCGTCCCGGCGGGGATGACGGTGTCTGGCACCAGCGCGCCGACGACCAGGCCGGCGACCAGGCCCGCGAACCCGCCGACGATCGCGGCGGCGGTGATGGCCAGCATGCGCATGGCGTCCCTCCTCTTGTCGCCCTGATGGTACCGCCCGGACGACCTACCCCGGCCGGGCCGTCCGTCGCCCACCTTGGGGGCCGATCGGCCATGTTCACGATCCGCGACTCCGGCGACCTCAAACGCTTGGCCCGCGAACTGCGCCAGCTCGAGGACGGCAAGGAGCTGGTCCGCGACCTGCGGCGCTCCCTGCGGGCGATCCTGACCCCGGTTCGGGACGAGGTGAAGGCCGCCTACCGGGCCGCCCCCTCGCGCCGCGGTGGCACCCGCCGGCGGGGGGGGAGCCTGCGCGGCCAGCTGGCCAAGGTCACCCGGGTTGAGGTCCGCCCGTCAGGGCGGCGGCCGGTGGCGCTGGTCCGCGTCGATGGCCGCCGCATGCCGTTCGGGATGCGGTCGCTGCCCCAGATGTGGGAAGGGGAGAAACGCTGGCGCCACCCCGTGTTCGGCAACACCGACCTCTGGGTGCAGCAGCCCAGCCACCCGCGGTTCGACGCCATCGTCGCCCGGCACGAGGGGCGGGCGCGGCGCGAGGTCGAGCAGACCGTCGAGCGGCTCCTGCGCCGCGCCAACCTGTGAAGGGGTGACCTGTGGCCCGTCCGATCGTGTGGCCGCTGGTCGCCGATCCCCGCAAGTTCAACAAGGGGTTCAAGGAGGCTGGCCGCACCGCCGACGTGGTGGGGCGGGGCATCAAGCGCACCGCCGGCCTCATCGGGGGCGCGTTCGCCGGCATCCAGGTCGCCGGGTTCCTCAAGGGCGCCATCGACGAGGCCCGGGAGGCGGCCAAGGTCGGCCGGCAGACCGCCGCCGTCATCAAGGCCACCGGCGGCGTCGCCAACGTCAGCGCCAAGGACGTCGACCGGCTGTCGACCGCCCTGTCCAACAAGGTCGGCGTCGATGACGAGGTGATCGCGGCCGGCCAAAACATGCTGCTGACCTTCAAGAACGTGAGGTCGGAGACTGGCAAGGGCAACGACATCTTCCAGCAGACCACCCGGGTCGCCCTGGATATGACGGCGGCGCTGCACCAGGGCGAGGTCACCCAGTCCGGCCTCGAGCAGACCACCATGCGGCTCGGGAAGGCCCTGAACGACCCCATCAAGGGCATCTCGGCGCTCACCCGGGTCGGGGTGACGTTCACCGACGCGCAGAAGGAGCAGATCAAAACCCTGGTTGAGGCGGGCGACACCATGGGCGCCCAGAAGATCATCCTGCGGGAGCTGGCCACCGAGTTCGGCGGCGCCGCTGAGGCCGCCGCCGACCCCTGGTCGCGGCTCAAGGTGACCTTCGACAACGTCAAGGAGGCCATCGGGACGGCGCTGCTGCCGGCGCTCAACAACGCGGCCAGCTTCATCACCGACAAGCTCATCCCCGCCGCTGAGAGCTGGTGGAAACGGCACGGCCCAGCGTTCCGCAACGCCTTCAAGACCGCCGCCGACTTCATCGACGACGTGTGGACCGCCCTCAAGGACAACCTCGTCCCCTGGGTGAAGGAGGCCGCGACCCGGATCGGCCAGGACCTCAAGGAGGCCCTGGACAGCCTGGAGCAGGCGTGGAGGGACAACCACGTCGCCATCCTCCAGCTCGGCAAGGACTTTAAGGACCTCAAGCCGCTCTGGGACGCCCTCATCTGGCTCATCGGTCGCCTCGCCAAGGACGAGATCCCCGGCCTCATCACCCAGATCGGCTGGATCGGCCGGGCGTTCCACATCGCCAAGGGTGCCGTCATCAACGCCAACAAGGCGATCTTCAACGCCGTCATCGGCATGGCCCAAGGGGTCCTGCGGGCGATGAAGGCGATCGTGGACTCGGTTCCGGGGGGGAGCCGGTCGGGGTTCTCCAAGGCGCTGGGCCGCGGCATCGACGCCCTCGGCGGGTTCCGCGACCGGTTCAACCGGACCATGGACGGCCTCAAGAACGAGGACGTCACCATCGACGTCAAGGGTGTCTGGGTACCGCCCAAGGGGTCGGGGCTGTCGATGCACGACATCGTCGGCCGCGCCCGCGGCGGCCCCATCTCCGGGCCCGGCACCACCACCAGCGACAGCATCCCGGCGTGGCTGTCGACCGGGGAGCATGTCTGGTCGGCGGCGGAGGTCCGCGGGGCCGGCGGCCACCAGGCGGTGGAGGCGATGCGGCGGGAGGCGCGAGGGTTCGCCGTCGGCGGCAAGGTCGACCCCAACCTGCGGCTGCCCTCGACTCAGCGGTTTGGCGCGACTGCGTCGGGGGCGATCGGGCGGCTGGCGGCCATGCTGGACCGGCTCAGCTTCAAGGTCCCCATCAAGGGGAATCCGTCGATCCTGTCGTTCATCCGCTCGGTCGACCCCCTCCCGTATGTGTGGGGTGGGGTCGGCCCGGGAGGCTATGACTGCTCGGGGTTGGTCGGGGAGGTCCTGAACCGGCACCTAGGGTTGCGGTCTTATGTGCGGCGGTTCACGACCGCCAGCATCCACGCCGGCCTGTACGGCCTCAAGTCTGGGCTGGGCGGGATGCTGAACATCGGGGTCACTCCTGGCCGCGGCCACATGGCTGGGTCGTACATGGGCATGGGGTTCGAGGCCGAATCGACCCGCACCGGGATCAAGGTCGGCAGCGCCGCGTCCTCGCCGGGGTCGTTCGCCCGCACCTACCACCTCGCCCGCGGTGGCCCGGTCCTGGCCGAGGTCCTCGGCCGCCTCGGCCGCACCGCCAACATCGGCGGCGACCCCGGCCGGCTGCGCATCAACGGCCGGGTGATGGACGGCGGCGGCTGGCTGCGGCCCGGCTGGAACCCGCCGATCTACAACGGCACCGGCCGCCCTGAGCGGGTCCTGCCCCCCGGCGCCGCCGCCGGCATCACCGTCAACATCGACCTGCGCGGCGCCCGGTTCATGGGCACCGCCGCCGACGTCGCCCGCGACCTCGCCCCCCACCTCCGCCGCGAGCTTCAGCGGGTCCAGGGCCGCGTCGGGGTCGCGGGCCGCCGGCAGGTCGGCTGATGGCCTGGTTCGACGGCGCCGCCGGCAGCTGGCCCCGCATCCGCCTCAACCTCCCCGTCGGCGCCGCCGGGGCGACCCTGGACGCCGGCGGAAACATCCGCTCACTTCACCGCTCCGGGCCCGGCCGCGACTCCTGGATCGACACCTGCGACCCAGCCGGCCTCACCGTCACCCTCAACAACCCCGCCGGGACCTACGACCCCACCCACAACGCCTTCATGGACGTCGGCATCGCCGTCGACCTCGACGCCATCCTCGGCGCCAACACCTACCCGCTGTTCACCGGCACCATGCGCCGCATCCGCGTCGACGCCGGCCTCGACCCCACCGTGACCTTCGAGGCCGCCGACGGCCTGGAAGACCTCGGCCGGGCCACCCTGGCCACCGAGCCAACCCCGATCCTGGACGGCCAGTGGTCCGGGGACCGGATCGACGAGCTCGCCGACCGGGCCGGGTGGGCCGGGGGCCGCGCCATCGACACCGGCCACAGCCGGGTCCAGCCGACCCTGCTCGGCGCGACCGCCGCCGACCTCATCAACCAGGTCGCCCTGACCGAGCTGGGCCTGTGCTTCGTCGCCCCCGACGGCACCCTCACCTTCTACGACCGCCACCGGCACGCCTTCCGCGCCCGCTCCACCGCCGTCCAGCTCACCATCTCGGACCTGACCACCGCCACCCATGTCGGCATGGCTGAGCTGACCATCGAGCGCGACACCGACGGCGTCTACAACGACGTCCACCTGACCCGCGACGCCGTTCCCGGCGCCCCCACCGAACCCGACGAGGTCGCCGACGACCTCGACGTCCCCGTCGAGCAGTCGGCCACCGACAGCGCCTCGGTCGCCACCTACGGCGCGCTGAACGCCCCCGCCGAGCTGGGCCGCCTCCATGTCAGCGACCCCGAGGTCAAGGGGATGTGCGAGTACCTGGTCGACCGGTTCGCCGACCCCGGCAACCACATCCGCGAGGTCACCATCAACGCCCTGCACCCCAAGATCACCAGCGAGGGCCTGTGGGGGGCACTGCTCGGCCTCGGCCCCCTGGACCGCATCCGGGTGCGACGCGACTACGGACCCGGCGCGCTGGACGTCGAGCTGCTCATCCACAAGGTCGCCAGCCTGGAGATCAACGCCGACCCGCTGGCGTTCAACCTGACCCTGACCACCACCGAGGCCCCCCCGACCCCGACGCTGCTGATCATCGGCACCGACCAGGTCGGCGACAACCTCGGCTGGTAGCCCGCCGCCGTGAGAGGAGGCTCTGTTGGTTGCCCGCACCACCTGGGTCGGCACCGCCACCCTCAACGAGGGATTCTCAGTCGCCGACGCCAACAGCCCCGCCGGCGGCTGGCTCGGGTATGCCCAGATCACCAGCAACTCCGCCAACTTCAACACCACCCTGACCGACATCTCCGGGCTGTCCCAGGCCGTCACGGTCAACTCGAACCGGCGGATCAAGGTCACCGTCGACTTCTCGGTCGAGCTGGACGCCAACGCGGCCGTCAACTTCTTCATCCGCGAGGGCTCCACGGTGCTTCGCGGCATGCAGCGGGCCTGGGGTTCCACCGGCGCCGCCGACCACATTCACTTCCATGTCGTGCTCACCCCGACCTCGGGGAGCCACACCTACAAGCTGTCGGCGTCCCGCGCCCCCTCCGGCGGCAACAACGTCTGGGTCGTAGCCTCCACCGACGCCCCGGCGAGCATTTTGATCGAGGACCTTGGGCCGAGCTCGTGACCGTGACCCGTCGCCAGCTGCTCGCCGGCATGGCCGCCGCCGCTGCTGGTTTAGCTGGAGTATTTCCTGTGACACAAGCTACTGGGCGCAGCATTATTTTTATTTCACCCCACCCTGACGACGAGACCCTGGCCATGGGCGCCGCCATCGCCCAGCATCTGGCCGCCGGCCGCCAGGTCCACGCCCTCGCCCTGACCGCCGGGACCGCCACCCGGGTCCGCGGCGAGCTGAACGGCGACGCCATCGCCCCCTGGTGGGGGGTGCGGCATGACCCCGCCGCCGAGGGGTACGCGCCCCTGACCACCGCCGCCATCGGCCAGGCGCGGCTGCGGGAGTGGCACGCCGCCCTCGACCAGCTCGGCGTCCCCCAAGCGAACCGGCATGAGGCCGGGTTGCAGGACGGCGCCGTCACCGTGGAGGGCGCCATGGCCGCGATCCGGGCGGTCGCCGATGGCCTCCCCAACACCGGCCTATGGACCACCTCCTGGGTCGCCGACCGGCATCCCGACCACCTCGCCGCCGGCCAGGCCGTCCGCCGCCTCGGCCAACTCGACCCGATCCGCTGGTGGGACCGCCGCTATACGGTCCTCCCCACCTACTGGGCCGACCCCATCCGCTACCCAGCTCCCGGCCGCGCCTGGCTGCTCCCCGCCGACACCACCCAGCGGCGCAAGGCCATCAACGCCTGTCGCTGCTACGGCGCCTGGCAGCCCCGCTCCGGCGCCTACGCCGTCGGCATGCACTC